TTAGGATCGTCCTTAATCCTCGGGGTGAAAAATAAATTATATCCAATTATTGATTCGCACACCGTCAACTCTAATTTCGATACCTTCAGCTTGTATAGTTTGAAAATAGATATAAGCTTTTTCTGGATCTGTAAATATTCTAGGCTTGCCGTAATTACTTCCATTAACAGGTTTCGAAAATACCGGAAAAATCGAAATTTTTGATTTATTTGATATAGCTGCTTTTTTTATAGCTGTTAAAAACTTATCCTTCATTGTTTTATCTCCTATTTTAGGGCGCATAAAATTGCATAAGCTTCTTTTCCTTGAATAACTAGTCTTTCGCCATTTTCAGTTAAATAAAAAAATGGATTTTCGATAAGTGTTAGAATGTCTCTGATATATCCTAAGTTAAATAATGGACTATCTTCTGATAAATCTTGTATACCCGCAGTGACGACACCATTAATATTTATAAAGATTGCTTTATGTTTAGTCACTGGTTTGATGTATTTAATAGAGTTTATAAAGTTTTTATTTTCTATTGGAGTCAATTTGTCCATATCAGGGATAACACTATCAATTTCGGGGTATGTTTTTTTGTAGTGCTCATTTTCTATAAACTCGTTTTTGTTATTAAGATATAAAATATAATCCTTGGTGTCTGATGTTTTTATCCTTATTAAAAGATAGCCATTGGTATAATTAACAAGATTTTCTTTTATCTGGACACATCTATCATATGATCCGAAGCGGTTACATTTGTTGATCAGTGTTTTTAATTTTTTAGTTTGTTTATCATTCAGCATTGTTTTTATCTCCTATTAAAAACAGCTCGTCCTTGAGCTAAGGGGTTACTAAAGACAGCTTTCAAGATCTGTTTTTATTTCTTTTAGTTTGGTCTTTAATTCATTGGCATTTCGAAATTTAATTTCGAATTCGCCTAGTGTGTCGCCATGTTGTGCACCAAAATATTGAGATCGGTTAGCTGACGCATATATCATTAGCGTATGCCAACAGCCTTGTTGGCCTTCATACATGGCGCGGTAACCATAGTAAATAGAGTCATCACGTAACCAGTCGCTACAGTATTCGTCCATAGTTTCAGCTAATTCAGAATGCCCTAATTCGTACAAATCATGGTAATTTCTTTTATCTTCGGGAATAGTTGCTAACAGCTTTTTATCTTTATTTTCTGCATCATATTTGATATATGTTTCGGCTGCTTCGATAGCTTCATTGTCGGCTACCTCTTGTGTATATTTACCAATCTCACAGCCTGATCCCCATATAGACATTAAGTCTGTGATCCATTCTTTGTCATAGCCACCATGATTGTGGCTATGTGGAATGAAACCATCACGGCGAATACATTCAATAGCTTCAGTTTCTTTGATCAGATAACCTTCGGAATAGTTGGGCGATAGATCGTCGATAAATTCTTTGATAATAGCATCAAATTCTGGGTAATCTTTTAAATATAGTTTTTCTTTTGTCGCATGCATCATAATAAAACCCCTTATTAAATGTGTTAATTAACTGTTATTACTTAAGAAATGATTATAAAGTTGCTCCATTACTTCTAAGGATAGGCCGTAAGTTGCCCTAATAACTGCCCTTTCTAATGACATACCGTTTTTAACACTGCTTCTTACTGTATTTATTAATGTTTGGCTCATATTACATCTCCTTAAAAAGTTGCGTTGCCTTAATGCTTATATATGTCTATACGGAATATTTTCAGTTTAGTTTAACTAAACTTATTACACTTGTAATATTAATAGCTTATATGCTGCTATTTTTTCATACCTCAGATTTTTGTGGTCAAGTTGCTGTATTTACTGATATATTTATATTAAGGATTTTCTTTTTAGATCATTACATATATAAAGCTTTTATATGGATCCGCGCAAAAACGATAAAATAAGACAGCCCCCACGCCCCCGTGTATCCTTGAGCAAAAAGGAAACACCTAAACACCCTGCGCCTAAAACCAAGCCACCTGAGCCCAGCGCACATATAACTAAGGGGTACGCTGCAAGGAAAGCATTAAAAAAGAAGCAGGTGGCAAGGAGCGGGGAGCACGCACAAAACACCCCTAGACATGGGACTCCTACGCTTTCTGAAAGTAACCGCTCCGAAAACGTGAAGAAAAAAAATTTAGAGCCTGAAGAAAAATTACCAAAAAAAGCCGAAAAAACCGCCAAAAAAATTGCAAAAAAAATTTTAGAAGAAACACCTGGTGATAAGAAAAATGTCACCGTCGATCTAGCGAAAACACCGCATACTGTAGAAATAGAGGAACCTTTTTACGGCAAAGTCGATAAAAGACGCTTTAACAAAGGCCCCGTGACCCTGAAGGTAAACCCCTATACTGAAAAAGACTATACATTACTAGAAAGACTTGGTGGCTATGGCCTTACCGCAGAACAAATTGCCGGTTGTATGGGGCTAACAAGACGTCAATTTCAATACAGGATGTCAATAGATCCTGAGATCGGATGTGCAATAGAAAGAGGATCGGGCATAGGTATTAAGAAAGTTGCACAATCTTTAGCACAGAAAGCAATGGCTGGTGACGTTACAGCATGTATCTTTTTCCTAAAAACCCAAGCAAGGTGGCGTGAAACCAATCACTTAAAAGTTGAAGGTGAGGTAACACACGTTCATACAGTTGATAACGAAATTTTAAAGCGCATGAAAGAACTCTCACCGGAACAACTTGACAATAGACTTGATGAGTTAAAACGCCTGGAGTCTGGCGACGAGGACATCATAGATGTTGAAATCGACTGATGTGTATATTGAGCTGCATGAAAGGAAACCCTATACCCTGCTCCGAATAACACATATACCAACGGAAATTTACGTGGAAGAGCACGCGAAAAATAAATTCAATGTATGTAAAATGAGAAAAAAGCTAATGCTACTGCTTGAAAGAAAGCTAAAGGCAAAAAAATGAAATACAAAATCTTTCGCGTCCCGTTCACTGAGATTAAGCATCCTGCTTTTGCTCCAAAGCAGAACGAACTTTTTATCTGCCCTGATCCCGACATGAAAATAGCTGGTGGCAATGCTTGGTTAGTTGGAATGCTTGTAGGAAAAAGTTGCTGGCAACTTGGTGTCTTTTGGAAAAAACGTGCTGCTACAACTTTTGCAGAAAGTTTAACCCAGCCAATTTTGCAACAAATAGGACAAGACAAAGAATGACAACCATGTAAAAACGTGAAGTAATGAAACAAACCGAACTTGATAGCATTAAAATTGAACGCGCTGCCATCTTAGAAAAGAAGGGCATCTTGTTAGCACAAAACAGCCTTCTTAAGTTCACAGAATATACAAAACCAGATTACGAAACAAATTGGCACCACCGGGTTATTTGCGGCTACTTAGATGCGTTTGTTTCAGGTCGCATAAGACGTTTAATGATTTTCATTCCTCCAAGGCATGGAAAAAGCGAGCTGGTGTCTAGGCGACTTCCAGCCTATGCTCTTGGGAAAAACCCAAACGAAGATATCGTACTAGCATCATATGCAGCAGCGCTTGCAAGTGCAATGTGCGTAGACGTACAGAATATAATGGATGGCGGCAAATATTTAAGCGTGTTCCCTGATTCTTATTTATTAAGGAGGGGGATGGAATTTAAAGGTCGCGTGCCTAAAAAATCCCTGGAGTATTTCGAGATGGCCCATGCTGACTACAACGGTTCGATGAAATCAGTCGGTGTCGGTGGAGGTCTAACCGGGTTTGGTTTCTCGATGGGTATTATTGATGACCCTTTTAAGAACCGCGAGGAAGCAGACAGTGAACTTATTAGGGAATCGGTTTGGAAGTGGTATACATCTACGTTTTTAACACGCCAAAATACTCGTGACGCACGCATTTGCATAATTATGCACCGCTGGCATGAGGATGATTTAGCCGGACGCCTTCTTGATCTTGCAAAGAAAAACCCTGATGCAGACCAGTGGCATATTCTAGACTTACCCGCACTTCTTGAGGGTGAACCGCGTAACAAGAATGATAAGAGAAAACCTGGTGAACCCCTTTGGAGTAAATACGGCGTTAAGTTTTTGCAACGAGCAAAAGCAGCGGATTCTCGTGATTGGTCGTCGCTCTATCAACAGTCACCATATACTGAAGGTGGGACAATACTTAAAAGGCACTGGTGGAAATTTTACTTGCCCCCAGGATATGATAAGCCACCTGGTAAGACCGAAGAAGAATGTCCCCAGATACCTAGATACTTTGACGAAACGGTTTTGAGCGCAGACTGTGCGTTTAAGGATTTTAAGACCTCAGATTTTGTAGCGATACAGATATGGATCCGCCGTGGTGCGGACAAATACCTGATAGACCAGGTAAAAGACAAAATGGATTTTGTGGAAACCTGTGATGCTATTACAAATCTTTGCGGTAAGTATCCAAATATCCGCCATAAGTGGATTGAGGATAAGGCCAACGGAAGTGCCGTGATTTCTGCGATGAAAAGAAGGGTATCGGGGCTAATCGCGGTCAACCCAGAGGGGGGCAAGGTCGCTCGCGCTCGTGCCATAAGCTCACAGATTGAAAGCGGTAACGTTTATCTGCCATTGCCCGAATGTTGTCCTTGGGTGTATGATTTTATTGATGAATGCTCAAAATTTCCACTTGCAAAAAATGATGACCAAGTGGACGCCTGTACCCAGGCTTTAACTAAGTTAGAAGAACACGAGGGAACTGATTTAAGAAAGTTGGTGGTGTTTTAATGGCAATAGTATATAAACATAAAAAATCTGGTGAGAAGTTTATTAAGATCACGACGCCTTTTATGAAAGATCCGCTCACTGGGGAGTGGCTTAAAGGCGTAGCTTACAACCGACTTGAGGGAAGTGAAGCTGAGCAAAAACTGGTATACGTGGAAAAAGAAGAAACTTTCGAGCAAGATTTTGATCCTATAGAAGTAGTGCAGAAAACTTATTGGGAAGAAAAACCAAAAAAGGGCGGGGAAGCTAAAAAATGAGCAACGAAGTTAGAAGCCCAATAGAAAGTGTACTAAAATTAGATGGGTGGCAAAATATATTAACAGGTCTTGGCTATAGCCAAAAGGATAAGCGCCTTGCTGCCCGCGCCGTCCATGACCGTCTAGCAGAAGCAGAGCTTGAAGAAATATATGCTTCTGACGAGATGGCCCAGAAAGTCATAAACATTTTACCTGAAGATATGATGCGAGAAGGCTTTAGGCTTGTATCCCCGGAGCTTTCTGAAGAAACTATCGATGAGGTGATGAAAGCTTATGACGACTTGGTGATAATCGATGATACAAACAAGATTACCCTTGGTATGCAGTGGGGCAGACTTTACGGTGGGGCGGGGTTGTTGTTGGGAACGGATGACAGTGACGACTACTCGACACCACTTGATTTAGATAAAGTGAATAGGCTTGAGTTTTTAACGTTGCTTCATCGCTTTGAACTTGTAGCGAGAACTATAAACGCGGATCCTAGAAGCGATAACTTTGGCCGTCCTGAAACTTATGCTATCCAGCCTAGAGTATCGGGATCCATGTCAGAACTTGAGCGAAAAAGCTCGCAGATGCTTGTAAATGAAATTCACCATTCGAGGATAATTCGCTTCGATGGTTCGAGACTTCCTCGGCGTCACTTTATACAAAATCATTACTGGCATGACAGCCTTTTTACAAAGCTTGGTGACGACATACGTGATTACCAAGTAGCCTATGCCTCGGTGCATGTTTTGATAGTTGATTTTGGCCAAGCCGTATACAAGATAAAAAACCTGGCGGATATCATCAGCTCGGTCGACGGCATGGACTTGATAGAAAAACGAATAGCTATTGTCGAAAAGTCACGCTCGGTGCTTAGGGCTGCTTTGATCGACGCTGACGCCGAGGACTTTGAAAGAAAGCCGACCACAATGAGTGGTCTTTGGCAGGTTTTAGAGAAGATCAATAAGAAGTTTGCAGCGGCTACCGAATACCCACACACTGTGCTCTTTGGTGAATCACCAAGCGGGCTGGGGGCTACTGGAGAATCGGAGCGCCGCGTATACGAGGACACGATACGTGGAAACCAAAAACAAATGCTTAAGCCCAGGCTTAAGAAACTTTTTGAGATTATCATGTCCACAGGCGATGGCCCCACTGGTGGTAAGGTGCCTGGAAAATGGGATATCGTGTTTGAACCAGTCGAGCGCCTTACAAAATCTCAGCTCATAGACGCTAGAGCTAAGCAAGCCCAGACCGATAAGACCTACATCGAACTCGGTGTGGTGGATCCTGACGAGGTGGCACTTAGTCGCTTTAGCCGTGGTGAATATAGTTTTGAAACAGAGATTAATGCCGGTTTAAGAAAACCTGGTGAAAGTTTGGGTGAAAACCCTGAGCAAAACCCAGAAGATGGCAAAAAAGAGATGGAAGGTAACGATTAGGTAAGATATGGGTCTGCGCCTTAGGACAAATCCAGATATTGATCGAGCACTGCGCCGACGTCGTGCTTGGCAACGTCGCCGTGGAAAAAAGTTTAGTTTAACGCCGCCACCCCTTTTGCATCCCAGGCAAATTGAGAGACAATATCTAAAAGAACTAAATTTATATTTCGACGAGTTTTTTGCTTCGGTTAACGAAAATCTGATTTCTCGTTTAGACTCACTTTTGGCGACGGCGCGTATGGAGCTTGAGCCACAACGCTTTGACGATTTTCCTGATGAACTCGAAACTATACTTGGTGGGATTTTAGTTGAATTTGGCCGACGTTTAACCGATGATGAGATAGAAAGTTTAGCTAAACGTATCGGTGGACAAACTTCTCGGTGGAACTTAGCCCAAAATGATAAGGTTTTTAGACAAGTTCTAAGTGTGGATGTGTTTCGACATGAACCATATCTCGAAGGGATCCTTGAGAGTTTTTCCAGAGAAAATGCTCAGCTTATTACCAGTTTGCCTCAACGACATATCAATGAAGTTCGCTCGGTAGTTATGCGTGGCGTGCGCCAAGGTCTACCTGCACAAGCTGTACGCGAACTTATCGAGCAAAAAACTGGTAAAACTGAGGCTAACTTGAATTTGATTGCTCGTGATCAAGTGAGTAAGTTAAACGGGCAGCTAACGAAAGTAAGACAAACATCCCTTGGGGTTAAGAAATATATTTGGAGAACATCCCTTGATGAACGTGTTAGGCCAACGCACCGCATTAAAGAAGGTCGCACATATAGCTGGAATGATCCTCCAAGTGACACGGGCCATCCTGGGGAAGATTATCAATGTTTTGTAGGATCAACTAAAGTTAAGGTTCTTGGTCATTTGAAACGAATGTATCGTAGAAAATATAGCGGGGATGGTTTCGCAGTAAGTTTTGAAGGCGATGCTTCCAAAATGATTACGACACCTAATCACCCAATATTTACTTCGCGCGGCTTTGTCGCTACTAAGGATATTATTCAAGATAGCGACAAGCTCTTTGTGCGCTCCACTTTTTTTAAAAAACCGATAATTACTCATAACAATGTAAACAATGGGCCTACTATATCTGAGATGTTTGACAATTTTTCGAGCATCGAGAACCCTGCCAAGAGGGTTCACGGGAGAAGACAAGATTTCCACGGAGATGGCATCGTTAACGCAGATATCGATGTTAAATTGCTGCCAAGCAAACTGGGAAGTGCAGCAAAAACCACTATCTTCAAGAAAATTTTTGATTCTTTTTTCAAATTTTCCTTTTCTAGTTTGTCGATCCTGATTAGTTTTCGCAACGCTGCATTTATGAGAGTGTGCTCTTTTACTTCCTCTGCTTGCGATGTGGGCATTTTTAACTTGCGACCTGCGCTGGTCGGCGGTCATTTTAGACCATTTGAGAATTTCAGCTTCGGATCTTTTACGGAGACAAACCCCAGATTCTTTCAAAATCCTGGTGATAGCCCCGCGACTGATCTTGAGATCATTAGAAATACTATTGATGCTTTCACCATCAAGATACCTTTTAGCGAGTTCTTTTGCGGAAATGTCTTGTATTTTGTTCCAAGGGATCTGGCCTTTTATAAATTTCAAAAAATTACCTCGATTGAAAAAATATCAATAAATGAATATGTTTATAACCTAGAAACATCTGCAGGCATGTATTTAGCACAAAATTCTATGGTGAGCAACTGTAGATGTTATGCCGAGCCGGTGCTTGAAGATTTAATTACTGAAGAAGCAGATGAGGAGCGTAGCGGTTCACTTTTATCGACAGCGGCCACCATCGGTGCTGGTTTTTTACTAGGTGGTTTTGGTGAACAGACTGGAGAAAATTTATGACAACTGCTAATAGATTTGACACATACAAACTCGACGCCAAGGCCATCAAGTTAGACAGTGGATTTTTAAAAGTTCCAGCACATGTTACACGAGCTGGAATTTTTCAGTATAGGCGAGCTGATGGCACAGTTAGGCGTGAGCTTCGCCACCCTGATGAAGTGTTTAAGGCAGACTCGCTTTCTACATTTGCGGGTATTCCGGTTACTAATCGCCACCCTAGTGAGCTGGTGACATCAAGTAACGTGAAGAAATACATGGTTGGTGTTACCGCAGATAATCCTAAACAAGATGGTGATTTTGTAGAAACTGTCGTGACGCTTATGGATCAGAAAATTATTGATGAGGTCGAAAAACAAGGACTTCGAGAAGTTAGTTGTGGTTATAAGTGTGACGTAGTGTTTGAGCCCGGTGTCTATAAAGGTGAGCATTACGATGCACGTCAGACAAATATACGCGGTAATCATCTGGCAATAGTAGACAGAGGAAGGGCAGGACGTGAGGTAAAATTAAGACTCGACAGTGAAGATGCTGAATTGATCTTGGAAGGCGAGAGTCCTAGAAAAGATCGTTTGGATAAACCCAATAACGGAGGTAGTCACATGACTAAGGTCACGATCAATGGCGTCCAGTATGATGCTAGTGAGGCCTTGGCTTCTGCAATCGCAAGCGAGAATGAGAAGAAAGATAAGGCTCTCGCCGATGTAAAAGCTGAGCTTGAAAGCACCAAGACTGACGGCAAGAAAGAAAAAGACGAGATCCAAGCTAAGCTTGATCAAGTCACAGAGGAAAGAGACAAGATGAAAAAGGATGCGGAAGAAGCACCAAAAGTAAAAGACTTGGTTTCTGCTCGAATGAAACTTGTTTCTCAAGCAACGCCTCATCTGGATAAAGAAACTTTGGAAAAGCTTGATGAAATGGATGACAAGGCTGTTAAAGTGGCAGTTATTAAGTCCAAGTCAGAAAAGTTTGACGAAGAAGGCAGAAGTGATGATTACATCAATGCACGTTTTGATGCGATCATGGAAACTGAGCCTAAAAAAGATGAGAAAAAGGACAATCCGCTTATTCTTGATCTTCATGAAAATGAAAAATCAAGAAAGGATGGTGAGGAAAAAACTGCTGCTGAAATCAGGGCAGACAACATGAAACGTGACTCAGAGTTATGGCAACAGCCACTAGCTCACAGTCTCGAAGCAGTGGGAGGTAAATAATTATGAGTCAAACAACTGCTCCTTTAATCAATCAAGAAACAGCCTTTGCTGGTCTTATTGCTGATAGCTTTCAGCCAAAAGACGTTTTAAGCAAAGTTAATTTAACTGAACTATCTTATCTTGGCCGGTTTGTTTCCCGCGCCGCTGGTGGAGATGACCGCATCAAAGCTCCCGCAGCAGCCGGTGATGTTGCGGCGGATACTTTGGTAGGTGTTGTAGGACACAGCCATGCTCAGGAATCTACACGCGATAGTGAAGATCCCGCATATGCGATTAAAGCTACTGTTCCAGTCCTTAAAAAAGGACGCATTTGGGTAGTAGTCGAAGAAGCCGTAGATGCCGGCAAGCCGGTATATGTACGCCATACGGCTAACGGCCCACTCGTTAAATTAGGTGCATGCAGAAGTGATGCTGACACGGCAAATGCAGCAGTAGCTCCTGGATGTTTTTTCGCTTCAACTGCAACGGCTGCTGGGCTTGCTCAAGTAGACGTTAATCTACCAGCTTAAGGAGGTGAGCAATGAAAACTCAAGAATTTACTCACCTTGATAGTGACCAGAGCATTTTCTTTTTAAGACAGCTCGAATACATCAAGGGCAAAACGTATGATAAGAAGTTTGCAACGCTTAAAGCTCGCTCACTGATCCCAGTATCATTTGAAGCTGGCCCCGGTGCAGAATCTATCACTTATGAACAGTTCGACATGTTTGGCATAGCAAAAGTTATTGCTAATTATGCAACTGATCTTCCTCGTGCTGACGTGAAAGCCGCTGAGTTTACCAGCCCAGTGAAATCTCTTGGCGCAAGCTACGGTTACAGTGTCCAAGAAATTCGCGCTGCACAGCATGCTGGCAAACCACTTCAGCAGCGTAAAGCTAATGCTGCACGCAGAAGTATTGCACAACGTGAAAACACAATCGCTTATTTTGGTGACAGCGATCACAATCTAGGTGGATTTTTCACAAATGCAAATATTCCTGACGTTGCACTTCCAGCAGATGGTGGCACTAGTGGAACAGACTTTGCCGACAAGATTGGGACACCTGATCTTATTATTCGTGACTTAAACAGCATTTCTAATGCAGTTATCACTCAATCAAATGGCGTTGAAGAACCAGACACCATGCTTCTTCCTCTAGCTCAATTGACACTGATCCGCTCTACTCCAAGAACAACAACCAGTGACACGACGGTTCTAAACTATTACCTGCAAAATAACGGCATGGTAAGAAGTGTAGACTGGGTAAACGAGTTAGCAGCAGCCAATGGGGAGCTTGCAAACGATACGGCTATTGCTTATCGACGCGATCCCGACGTTATGACTCTTGAGATTCCTCAAGACTTCGAACAATTCAGGCCGCAGGAAAAAGGCTTGGAATTTGAAGTTCCAGTTCATGAGCGTATTGGCGGCGTGCTGATTTATTATCCATTAGCAATGGCAAAATCAGACGACGTATAAAAGTAAACTTTAATAAAAGAAGTCTTATTAAACCTAGGGCTTCTTTTCTTTAATAGGGAGTACAGAAATGATCGTTGTAAACAAAGGTGCCCAATACCATATAGCTGGGTTGTGTCTTGTAAAAGGCGAAAATAAGCTTGATGAAAAACAAGCTAAAGCACTTAAGGCATGCCCCCAGTATGAAAAGTGTTTGAAATCCGGTCGTCTTGTAGAAGGCAAAGTCGCTGCAAAACCTGTTGCTAAACCAGCAGATAAACCAGCAGATAAACCAGCCGAAGGCCAAAAAAGACGAGGCAAATAATTTTTAGGAGATCCGCATATGTTAATTTTTTACGACAAACCAAACATTTTGAACATCCCCTTAGTTTCTAAAGGGGAAGTAAAAACTATCGAAAAAACAATCACGTTTGCACCGGGCATTAATAATGTTGCGAAAAAAGATTGGGACAGATGTTCCAAGTATCCAAAAGTTTCACGTCTTTTAGGTCTTAACGTGATGCGTGTTGAATTTGAAAAAGACGACACAACTGAAACACACGCTCTTGCATCTGCTGATGTCAGGACAGCCGTTTCACTTGTCAACAAGACCATGAACCCTTTGCTACTCGAAGAATGGCAGGGAGCAGAAAAAAGACCTGGTGTACTATCGGCAATTTCTAAACGCTTAAAATTGATCGATGAAAAAACAAAACCGACTGTGAAACAAACTACTTAAAGGATAACGGCTGTGGCTATCACCATAGATAAAGATTATGTTGTAGAGAACATTGCCCCGCATTTAGAGAGTATCCCAGAGGGTAGGTTTTCTGTGATCATAGACGTTGCCAAGCAAAGCGTGGCAGAAGATATTTGGGGTGATAAGTCAGATTACGCCGCAGCCGTTTTAACAGCACACATTTTGACTTTTTTAACCAGAGGTGGAGCTGCTGGTGTTAGCGGTGAAGTAAAGCGTAAAAAAATCGGTGACAGTGAAATTGAATTTGCTACTACGATGGCTGGAAAATATATCGAAGGCCACCATGAGTTAAACACGACAAGCTATGGTAAAGAATTTTTAAGACTGCGTAGGTCGCTTGTCCTTACACCCAGAGTTTCGTCATGTCAAGTGTAGTTACGACAGAAAAAGATTACGGCTACCAAGAAGCTCTTAGGCAGATTGATTTTGTAAAACGTAATAAACCGTTTGTTAAAGTAGGACTTCAAGGAGAAGAAGGCGCCTCTCCACATCCAAATAATCCAGAAGGTCAGAGGACAACTTTAGCGGAAGTTGCAACTTTTAATGAGTTTGGAACTGAAAGAATACCAGAACGTAGTTTTATTCGTTCGACGATGGATGAAAACCGTAGAAAACTTTTAATGGAAAATATTAAGCTCTTTTTTCAGATGGCAGCCGGTAAGATGAATACTGAAAGAGCTTTGGGAATATTGGGTAAGAAAATTACTTCGTTGATAAAAAGAAAGATAACGACACTGACAACTCCGCCGAATGCCCCCATAACAATTTTACGAAAGGGTTCTGGTAATCCTTTAATTGATACTGGGTTTATGAGGCAATCGGTGCGTGACGTTACAGTATTGAGTGGTAAAGAATGAGCGATTTTGATTCACTTTTGGCTTGTGACCTAAGCACCCATGTGGTGAAGGTTACGAGATTCACAAAAGGACGGCTTGTAGGTGGGAAGTTGAAGACCTCAAAAAACCGTCCCTTTGCAATGCCAGCATCTGTCCAGCCATTGAACGGTCGGGACAAAGAAATGCTGCCGGAAGGTCGTCGCCAATCACATACATATAAATTATACACCAAAGAGCAACTTTATGTTTCAGATGACCGGGCAGGTCAAAAAGCAGATCATGTAGAGATCGATGGTGAGATGTTTGAAGTATTTATGAGTGAAAAAGAACGTGGTCTTGATTTGGATCATTACAAAAGTTTTGCAGCAAGGCTTAATAAATAATGGCACTTGACAACACAAAAGAAAAGTTTAACGAAATACGCTCAGTGCTGCTGGCGTGGCTGGAAGATATCTCTGATTTTCCAGTAGTTATCGCAGAAGAAAGCGATCCAAGGCCAAATCAAGGCGAACCTCACGTTGCTTTTAAAATCCTTACAAACCTGGTGAAACTCGGTTCTCGTGACGAACACCGTCCAGCAACGGCCACTACGGAATATAAAGTGGTGTCTCATCGAGAATTTACGGTGTCAATTACAGCAGTTGGCTCACCAGTGAGCGACGATGAAGATTTAGACGATAAGGTGCGCGCCACTGACATACTTAATGAGATACAATTATCATTAGAACGTCCTACAGTCTTAGATAGGTTCACAGAGATTGATCTGGCTGTGGTTAGTGAAGGCACTGTGGTGGATACATCCCTACTTCTTGAAACTGAAACTGAGCCAAGGGCAACTTTGGATGTTATATTTAGAGTAAGAATTGATGTTGAAGATGATCCGGGTATTATAGAAAAAACTAGAATATCTGGTGAAATAGATTCTAATATGGATGGTTCTTTTGATAAGACCATCCCTGAATTTGAAGTTCCATAATGAAAGGAGGACGCGCTTATGTCAAGTCTTGACAGTATAGTGAGTGTTCAGATCACTAGAGAAACAAGCGTGCCAACTCGTCAAGGTTTTGGAGAAGGCGCGTTTGTCAGTGAAGATGCGGTGTTTGAAGAGTTAATTAAAATTTACACTTCAAATACCTATGTTCAAAATGATGATTTAGCGGGAGCTGAAACTAAAAAGGCTGCCACGCTTTACTTTTCACAAGAAGTAAGGCCACCTAAGTTTTACGTGATTAAAAAAGGACGTGACCTTGAACACATCCAAGTAATCACATTTGCCGGTGAGTTTATAACAGGTAACTCTATCGATATCGACGTTGATGGCGCTACAGTCACTACGCCGTTTAATTCAGATAGTGACACCACACTTACCGACATGGCATCTAACATCCAGGGTGAAGCTGGTGTTGGAACAGCCGTTGCTAACACAACCGACAACACCATAACTGTAACGGGTGCTGCGGTTAACGACGAAGTTCTCTTGGAGAACTTGGAAGTAACTGGTGGAGCAGCCCAAACAACGGGTGTTATCAGTCTTAGCCAGATGTATGACGAAGTTAAGACATACGTCGAGTCAATCACAAGAGCACAGCTTGTAAACGATGACTGGTATGCTCTGGCAATTCAGAGCAAAGACAAAGCTGAGCAGGAGCCTGTAGCTGATTACGTGGAAACAGTTACCAAGCTTTTCTTTTTAAGCACAAATGATGCTAACGCATATGATGCTGGCGATGCGACTGACATTGGCAGTCTTTTAAAGGCAAAGAGCCTTGATCGCACAGCGTGCTTGTACTCGGCTGACGCTGCCTCAGATCATCCTGAGATGGCTTTTATGGGAGGTCAACTTCCTAAAGATCCGGGTTCGATCACATGGGCCTATAAAGAACTTTCTGGTGTTCCCGTTGATACACTGACAAGCACACAAAAATCTGCGCTTCTTGGTAAAAACTACAACGTCTACACTAAGATTGCTGGTCTAAACGTGACCGAAGAAGGTAAGGTAGCTGGTGGGGAATTTATCGATATTATTCGAGGCACCGATTGGATAGCTGTAAACATGCAGGCTGATGTTTACACAGTCCTGGCGAATGCTGATAAAGTTCCATTCACAAATGATGGTATTGCCCAGGTGCAAAATGCAATGGACGCAGTGCTTCGTCGTGCAACGGTACTTGGCATCTTAGCAGCAGATCCAGCTTATGAAATAACAGCACCGGATGCTAGTGAAGTGTCTGTAGCTGATAAGGGCAATCGCTTATTACCTGATATGGAATTTACTGGAACTTATGCTGGTGCAATTCATAAAGTAGAAATCCAAGGCGTGCTTTCGCTTTAAGAAGGGAGACTTTAAATGAAAACATATGATCCAAAAGAAGTCTCTGTCGTAGTAGGGACTCACATTGTTCAAGGCTATGCTGATGGAACATACATCACGGTAGCTAGAAACAATGACACTTGGAACAGGGTGGGCGGAGCTGATGGTGAGCAAGCTCGTGCAAAGAGCAATGATAAGAGTGGAACATTTACATTTACTCTTATGCAAACTTCACTTTCTAACGCCATACTTCAAGGTTTTGCTACTGCTGATGAGCTTAGCAATAATGGAACATTCCCGGTGTTAATTAGAGACAATAATGGTAGCGAGCTTGAAACCGCTGCGATTGCTTGGGTGAGAAAACCAGCCGATCGTGGCCGTGGAAAAGAACTCGAAAATCGTGAGTGGACTGTTGAAACTGGTGAACTCATAATGGTTGGTGGCGGAACAGAACGCCAGACCAGTTAATTTTTAGGAGATCCGCATAATGAGAACAGGTGAAACTTTTAAAGTCGGAGGCCATGAATATCAAGTAAACATGTGGCACCCCGATAAAGCTATACGTAATTTAACGTGGCTTACTAAGATGTGTGGGGAAGGTCTATTAGGTCTTTTGATGCAGACTAATTCTGTGAAAGACCTAATGGACTCTGATGTCGATACTCAACTTTTATATCCTGCCTTAAAAGCACTTCTATCTAATCTTAATGAAAGAAACATGGTAGAAAAAGTAAACGAAATCTTGGATGCCGATGCAATGCTTTGCGACGGCAAACCTATCAAATATGAAACCCATTTTATGGGACGTACTGGTCATTTACTGGCTGTTTTGGCTCAGATTATAAAGGTGCAGTATAGCGATTTTTTCGACGTACTCCCCGCAAACGTAGTGCAAGGAGCGAAGAAAAGCGCAGCGGGGAGCGAAAGTTTGACCCCGGCCCATTAAATATTAATTTATTTAAATGGCGGCCAATACTGCGCGGAGTATGCACGCTTCAAGAGTATGACACACACTACTCCTTAGTAGACTTAGTTGATGCTAACGAGGCATTGGACGTAATTGATGAGCAAGAAGCTTGGCAAGAAAAGCAACTTGCCGACCAGATGCCTCGTAAATAAGGCAAAATAAATGGCAACAGTTCGAGAACTAGTAACCAAGTGGGGTTTTTCGGTAAACGATGCCCCACTTCGACGTGTAGACCAAAGGGTTAAGAACCTCAAGCGGTCGATGCGAGATCTTGCTGGCCTTACTCGAAACGTCGGGTTAGCCTACGCTGGACTTTCCTTTGGTATTGGCCAACTTCTTAAACGAGCTGGTAATTTTGAGCAAACTGAAATAGCTTTTGAAACTTTGATCAATAACGCCGAAGTTTCGCGGGATCTTCTTCAAGATCTTTTTGAGTTTGCCAAAAGAACTCCTTTTCAGTTAGTCGGTCTTTTCGATGCTACAAAACGCCTTCTTGCTTTTGGCATCGAAGCTGACAACATCATTACGACGCTAACCGCGCTGGGCAACATCGCCGCTGGTGTTGGTCGTGAAAAATTACCTAATTTAATTCTTGCTTTTGGACAGGTGCGAACCGCAGCCAGACTGCGTGGCCAAGAAGCTCGTCAGTTCACAGAAGCCGGTGTTCCAATCATTGAAGCTGTTGCAAAACAAATGAACGTAGCTCAAGAAGGTGTGCAAGATTTAATTAGGCAAGGAAAAGTAAGCTTTGAAATTGTAAATGCTGCGATCCAGAACCTCGCAAATGGAACTGGACGATTTACTGATTTGATGATCAAGCAATCTAAGACTCTTCTCGGACTCTGGTCAAACTTTATTGACGCCGTGGAGATATTTTCCATCTCCGTTGGTAAAGCGTTTTTGCCCCAAGCAAAGCAAATTGTAAGGCAAATGATAAATTTCCTTAAAGTTAACGAGGAAATTATCAAGCAAAAAACAGTCACTGCTGTTAGAGCTATAGTTAAGTGGCTCGAAAATATGACTAAAATTGCCAAGGCCCTCTGGCAAGTAATGAAGGCAGTGGTGAACACACTTGGAGGTTTTGAAAACACATTAAAACTTGCCACCCTTGCTCTTGGTTCGCTAATTGCTGTAAGGGTTCTTGAGTTTTTCGGCAATTTAAGCTTGGTGATACTTTCAGCTACAAGAAACTTGTTTAAGTTTATTGCGGTATCTCGCGCCGTTGGGGTAGCGATGCTTAGCTTTAAGGCCATAGCACTTGCAATACCCCTAGCGATTGGTGCAGCGTTTGTAGCACTTTTTCTTATTATCGAAGATATTGTAGCGTTCTTTCAAGGTAGAGATTCACTTATTGGTGGGCTTATAAGTGACTTTGATAAGAATGCACCTGCTTTCTTCGCTACCTTAGATAAATTTGAAGAAAAAGTTCTTACTAAAGTAAGAGATTTTGTACAAAAAGTAGTCGCATTTCTTACTTCAGAAGAATTCGCAACAGTTCGTGCTAAACTTGCTGAAGCTATTATTACGGCGTTTGATGTTGCAGTAGCGTCATCGGCAGCCTTTGCACGCATTGGTTTTAAAATTGGTGAAGCTATTTTCAATGGCATTGTTGAATTGTTTGCAGTTAAAGCACCTACATTAGCTAGATTTCTAGGAATAAAATCAGAAGCTGCTAAAAGTGCAGAAGCAAAAATGACCGGACGTGCTCAAGATATAACTACTGCTCAAAGTGCAATAAAACGCTTTGGTCTTGAAGAAGCATCTAAACAATTTCCTCCTGATATTATTGCTAAAGCTCAAGAGCGCCAACGTCGCCTTACGGTAACACCTGGTGAACTTGCTGGTCGTAGAGTTAGCGGTGGATTAACTAAAGCTGCGGCTGATAGTGAGATAACTCTTGCTGAACTTATAGGCAATTCTGCTGTTCCGCAAGATATACTAAGGATACGCGGCCAACTTCCAGAAGCAACGCCACTTAGACCTGGTGGGTCGATGGCTAGGGCTAGAGGTCTTACACCATTTAGTCAGACTGTGAATAATAATGTAAATATAAACGGTAGCCAACTTGACGAAGAACAACTTAAAAGTGCTGTAGGCAGTGCTCTTGATGAAAGTAACGCTAAACTTTTCAGAGAAACAGAGCGCTCCCTTAGACCAGCGGTATCGGAGTAGTTAAGTGAGTATCCTAGGACTTTTAACAGGCAGCGCACCGCAGATGACTGTGATTGAAAAAATGTCCAGTCTTAACACTCCAACAGGTGCCCCTCAACTTCTTATCGACGCCACAATAAAATACACCCAGTCTCGACTGATGCAGATAACTAAAAATCCAGTTGAAGGTGGTGGTAATATAACTGACAATGCTCGACTGGATAACCTTAAATTTGATATTGAAGCTCTTGTAAGTGAAGCCCCGCTTTCGTTGATCAACGCTATTGTTGGAGGTATCCTCGGCGGCGCTATCGGAACAAAGCTTGGCGGAGGGCTGGCGGGAACACTTGGAACGGCTACTGGTGCCGGTATTGGTGCTGGGATTGTTAACGCGATAAAATCTCCGAACATTCCTCCAAATGAATCACTTGAAACCATTGTAGCTAATAGAATACCTGGTGATACGGATTATCCCAATAAGGTTCATAGATATTTATTTGCCTTACAAGAAGATCGTCAGCTTATTAGAATTACGACTAGACGTGGAAAATTAGACAATCTTTTGATTTCTAATTTAAGTGCTCCACAAGAAGCAAGAGATGGTAAGTCTCTGCGGTTTACAATGTCTTGTGAGCAAGTGCAGATAGTAAAAAGTGCAAGTATCACGGTGCCAGAATCATTGATGGATAAAGCTGCTGGTGCTTCTGGATCATCTAAGGCGAGTTTTGGTAAGCAAGCAACTACTGAAGCTACCGAGTTCCAGGGTAGAAGCGCTAGTTTAGTTAAACGACTTTTTAATGCAGCAGGTAGTTAATGGCTACGTTAGTAATGCCAATTAGGGCTGATTTACCAGCATATACGTTCCAGTTAGCTTTGGAAGGTACGCTCTATAATTTTGAGTTCAGATACAATGAACGTATGGAGCGATGGCTTATGGATATTAATGATGAAAACCAGAGTCCTCTCTTAAAAGGCATACCTGTACAAACTGATTTTAATCTAATTGAAAGATTCAAAGATGATCGACTTCCACCAGGTGAATTTTTTGCAATTGATGAATCAGGTGAGGGTAAACAACCGAGTCGTGAGGATTTCGGCAACGATGTTAAACTATTTTACATTGAGTCTGACGAGGGATGACACAACAATTTCTACGAGTCGCACAACTGAAAGCTTTTGCCCCCATCTTTACTGGGCAAGGACTTGGTAGAGATTACACTGGACTACGTGTTAAATTCAAAATAGAAAAAAATATCCGGTCAGAGGCCAATAAAGCCACCATCAAAGTTTTCAACATGAATGAATATTCAAGAACTTTTCTTGAGTCAGAGGGCACTCAAATTGAACTTAGTGCAGGATACCCCGGAGAAATAAAGCAAATATTTATAGGTGACATTACTAAAGCTACTTCGATGAAAAAATCACCTGATTGGATCACTACCCTAGAATGTGGTGATGGTGAAACAAAACTACGTGAAAGTCACCTAGAAAAAAGCTGGGGGCCTGGAACTCCGTTTCTTGCTATCTTTCAACAAGGCATTCGAGCACTTGGACTTGATATTGGCCCACAAGTTTTTCCTATTACAGCAATAACAAGTAACGGCTTTAGTTTTTCTGGAAAAGCTAAAGACATGCTTGATGTCCTTGCTAAACGTTTTGGCCTAGAGTGGAGCGTGCAAAACGGTGCTGTACAAGTTACCCAAGATGGACAGCCCACACCCGAAACTGCTGTGATGATTAGCCCAGTCTCAGGGCTTATTGGCAACGTCGTTAAGCAAGAAAAGTTCATAGAATTCAAGAATCTTCTTAATCCAGAGATACAACCTGGAAGGCTAATAAGTATTGTACGTGCAGCTCAGATTGAAGGTTTCTTTAAATGCCGTCGAGTTGTATTCGACGGGGATACGCATGATGGCCCTTGGTTTTCTCATGTAGAAGCTGAACCACGGGGGGGATCTTAATGATAACCCAAATTAAAAAGGAAACCCCTACACTTGCTGAAGCTATCCGCACCGGCATACGTGCATCTTTAGTTGATCTTTACACGGCAATGCCTGGTCAAGTAGAAAGCTACAATGCAACGACTAACCTGGCAAATGTGCAGCCTGTGTTTAAGCGTAAATATGAAAAAGACGAGGAAGTCGTAAATCTTCCTGTTATAAATAATGTCCCCGTAGCGTTTCCTCGCGCCGGTCAAGCTGGGATCACCTTCCCACTTAAATCTGGCGACAATGTACTTCTTGTTTTTTCGCAACGAAGCTTAGAGTCTTGGAAAACAGTCGGTGGACTTGTCGAGCCAAATGATCCTAGAACCCATGACATAAGTGACGCTATCGCAATCCCCGGTGTCTACCCACTTTCTAATCCAATGCTTGTGGATCCAGACAATTTGGTTATTCGCCATCTTCTTTCTAAGGTAACTGTCAAAAAAGATGCAATAGAAGTAACAGCGGGTGCTGGTAAAATCACAGTTGATAAAACAGGTAAAGTATCGCTGGGAAATGGTGTCATTGAACTTTTAGGACTTCTCGATGAATTAATCGATCAAATATTAGCTTTAACAGTTCCGACAGCAGTAGGCCCGTCAGGAGTTCCGAATAATGCTGCTGCAATAACAGCTATTAAAGCTAAACTTACGACGATAAAGGCTTAATAAATGGCAATTGACTCTCTAGCAACGTGGAAAAGCACTTACAAGACAGATGTAGTGCCTACAAATTCTCCTACGTGGCCACAAGTCATTGCCGATTGGATGAATGCTCGCGTAACTTCTAAGATGAGTTTACCAGGTATTGGTGGCCCAGGTTTTTCGTTTACATTTGACAAGTCAACGTTTGCTACTCAACTTGCAACTCTTACTCCCAATAACGATCAAGACGCATCGATGGATCAAGTAGCAAGCGCCTGGGAAACAGCAATTTTGTCATCAACACCCGCTACGGCTGTAGGATCTTTTATAATCCCAGCAACTCCTGCTACAACGTGGAGCGTAGTTAATTCAACAATTATTGACGCCGCGTCGATAGCGTCAGCTAAAGATAAAGTTAAAGAACTTAAAAACTTGGTGCCTGAAGAACAAAACGAAGATCCTCAATTTCCTGTTAAGTTCTATGAAGCATTTTTACTTTTAACCGTCACGACTGATGGGCTTAATAGTGTATCACCACCAGCGGGGCCAAATCCATTAACTGACGCAGCGAGGGCTGTAGCATGAATATACTTCTTGATAGCACTGGTGACTGGGATGTCCAAAGTGGATCAGTTCAATTTACCACAGGCAAAGAAGAAATAGCCCAGATGATTGCCATCAGGCTAAAAACTTTTGTAGGCGAGTGGTTTTTGGATGTGGAAAAAGGGCTGCCTTATTTTAGTACGATCCTTGTTAAAAACCCAAATTCAGCCGAAATTGAAAACCTATTTATCAGCGAAATTGCCAGCACACCTGGTGTTCTTTCTATTGATGAATTTGCGATGACCTATGATAATACAGTTAGAAAGCTCACAGTTAACGCCAGGATTTCAAGTGTTGGCGGCGTGATTAATTTTTCCCAGGAGGTGCCTTAAATGTCTTATGGTGTAACTGAGCAAGGCTTCGTAGCAAAGCGCCTTCGAGATATCAAAGACGAAATCGACGTCGAACTACGCGCTACCTTTGGTGACGGCATCGATCTTGATGATAGGGGGCCTTTTGGACAGTTTCGAGCAATCTTCGCAGAACGTGAGGCTGCGCTTTGGGAATTAGCTGAAGAAGTTTACAACTCACAGTATCCAGCTACGGCTGAAGGTTCTAACCTTGATAACGTCGTATCTATTACTGGAACAGTTAGAGATCAGCCTACGTTTTCACGAGTCGTAGAAACTCTTTATGGAACAGTAGCGACGGTGATCCCGGCGGGATCGATCATTTCTGTGGACGGTAACTCAGATGCTAAATTTGTCACAGACTCCGCAGCTATCATTGCTGCTGGAACTAACGAGATCCAGCGTCTAAGTTTTCCCACAATCCCAGAGGCAGGGACGTTCACCCTAGAGTTTGACGGCGAAGTAACCGCTGCACTTAACTATAACGCTACAGCAGCCCAGATTGAAACCGCTTTAGAAAACTTGGTGAATATAGGAGCTGGTAATGTTGACGTTACAGGCGACATTAGTAGCGGTACTGTGGACATCGAGTTCTTAAATGATCTTGGCTCTGCTCCACAAAACTTGATAACAGTTAGCATTAATGGTCTTACTTCCGCTGAGCAATCTAAATTTGTAACGGTAGCTGACGTAGGTGGAAGTTTAGACAGAACTACTATTATCTTGCACGACAAGGACGGTTCGGTTGGTGTTTGGTTTGATATCGATGATTCGGGCTCAAGTGCTCCACCCGATGCATTGGCTCAGGATAGACAAATCGAAGTCACTGGTGCAAACACCGGTGATAGCGATAGCGCTGTTGCCGCTGCATTAGGCAGTGCTGTCGGAGCGGATCCCGAATTTGCGGCCAATGTAGTTGGCAACAGTGTTACCTTTACAGATCAAACACAGGGAACTAGAACAGATTGCTCAGATGTTGATACTGGCTTTACCGCTTCTACTCCAAAGCAAGGATACGATGCAGGTTCGCTTCCAATAAATATAACTGAAACTCAATCAGGTGTGTTGCCACAAGTTGACGTCACGATGACAGCCCAGAGCACAGGCCCAGTTCAAGCACCTGCTGGAACACTTACAGTTATCGAAACTCCGGTAACTGGCTGGACTTCAGCAACTAACGCACTGGATGCAGACCCACTTGGCGAAGATCTTGAAAGTGACGCGGCGTTAAAACTTCGTCGCCTTGAAGAACTTGCTATCGCAGGTCGGGCAACAACTGAAGCTATCCGGGCTAAAATTTTAGAAATAGATGAAGTTACCGCAGCCCTTGTTTTTGAAAACGACACTTGGATAACTGACGTCGATGGACGTCCACCAAAGTCTGTGGATATCGTAGTTCAAGACGGTGATGAAGATGAAATCGCTGAAACAATTTTTGATGTTGTAGCAGCCGGTATTGAAACCATTGGTGACATACCAAAAACTGTCACTGACTCACAAGGTTTTGCCCAGACGATAAAATTCTCACGGCCAGCGTCAGTTGACATATACGTAGAATTTGACCTTACAATCGACTCTAACTTTTACCCTACCGATGGTGACGACCAGGTTAAAGCCGCAGTTGTTGCTTGGGGTGACGCACTTGGCATTGGAACAGACGTCATATCTCATGGTAGCGACTCTCTTGAATGTTCCATCACAGATATCCCGGGCATAACTGGTATTGTCTTAAGAGTAGGTAAAGTAGCTTCGCCACCAAATGATAACAACGTCGATATTGAGCCAAGAGAAATCGCAGACTTTGATACTTCAAGGATTACGGTGACACAAATATGACAGAAATAACTCAAATTACTGATCATGTGGTGCGTGCCCTTAATCGCACACTTTCTCAGTCAAAAGAGAAAGATCGTCAGAATGCTTTTTACGAAGCACTTATAAACCAGATCCAAGACATTGAAGATGCCACTTTCGGACTGGTGTCTGGTCGCGCTATCAACACAGCCACTGGTGAACAATTAGACCAGCTAGGAACTATTGTCGGACAAGCTCGTGGTAACTTTGACGATGATTTTTACCGCATTTTACTTTTTGTCAAGATCGGGCAAAACACTTCTCAAGGTGGCCCGGAAAAAATAATAAATGTGTTTCAGCTTCTAACTGAGTCTGACGTAGTTTATTGCATGAATCTTACTAGAGCCAGTGTGATGCTTAGCACTGACGTGGATATAGCTGAAGATCAGATCGATTTTATTTACCGCAATATGGAGCTTGTCGCAGCCGGTGGTGTGCGTATTGACCACATTGTGTGCTTTGATCCAACTGAACCATTTGCCTTTGACGGGCCAAATACAGCCATCCCAGGGGCAGGTTTTAGCGATATTACAGGGACTACGGGGGGCAAATTTGCTAGTCTTAAACGTAGAGGTATCAAGTTTGCTTTTGATGGAAATGATCGAGACGGTGGGGGTTTTGGTTCACTTATTGACCCCATAGTCGGAGGACACTTTGCAGGTATAGGAGGTTAATCAAATGGCGAAACCCACAGCCAAAAGTAACTGGGGTGTATCAAACCCAGATTTCGCAAACAGGGTAGTAGAGCCATCAGCAGCAAAAAAGATAGCTGCATGGCTAGATGACGAGCGGCCACCCGCTCCTATTATGAACTGGTTATTTTGGATCCACGGGCAATGGATCGATTATTTCGAAGGTGTTACCGATGCCTTTGCAGGTAAATATCCCGTAGTCGTAGGCACTGGAGCTGACGCCACACACGCTACGCTCCAAGATGCTAATAACGACGGGGCTTTGGGCACTGACCTTTGGGTGCTCGTTAAAGAAGATGAAAGCTTAAACAGCGCAGTTAGTTTAACTAAAGCTCGCTGGCGAGTTGATTTTGCCCCAGGTGTGGTATTCTCAAAAGGAGGTGGTGCTCCCACGTCAGCCATCAGCGTAGAAGCTGAAGGCATCGAGCTTAACTACGGTCGCTTTACTGGCTGGACTAGTGGAGGTGACTCGGCAATTAAGCAACTAGCAGCAGCCGAATACGCGAAAGTCTTTGCAAGTCGTTTCGGGCCTGGAACTACCACGGAGGTAGACCAAAGTGCAGTTCCAGCAGGTAAACAAGGCCCAGTTTCAGATACAATCACGGAGGTGTAAGAAATGAGAAAACGTAATATTGTATTGCTGGCGATTCTAGCCGGACTTATAACTACGATAGCTTTAGCAGCAGGTTTCGAGCGCATATCGAAAGACGAACTTATCCTTGGAACAGGTACGTCTGACGATAAGCAAATCATATTAGATACTGCCCAGTCACCTGATGCAGCCTTTACAAGTGATGGAGCGACGGGTGATCTCTCATATAACAAAGATAATTTCTCGTTAGGCAATGGATCGACCGGCGCCAAATCATTTACTTTTGACACGGGAGCTTCACCGAATGACCCCGGCTTCGCAATTGATGGTTCTAATAATCTTAGCTTTGATAATTTTGCTGGTCTTGACCTCAATCTCTCGGGAGCATACAACGTCGACGGGGCTACTTCCTATACTTATAACGACGGTACTTCTTTTACTATTAATGACGCTACTAGTTTCTCTGCACCAGATCTCAATTCGTTTTCAGCCGTTGCTGGAACTAACGTCGAACTCAAATCCTCTCTGGTGGAAATCGGTGCTGATACTG